TTCTAGCAGGGTCTCATCCACGCCACCTTGGATACGAAGTGCTGAGTTAAGGTCGTTTAGGCTTGCATAGCCATTGACAACAGGCATGTTTACTCCTTGTCTTTACTAACCAATTTTACCCCATTTACTATACGGGCTCTAATGGCCACTAAAGAACAGATTATTGCAGCTATACTAGAAACCGCTGGCAACCCAGCTGTCGGTGAGATCAGAGATTTAGCAGAAGCGTTTGCTGATGCAGTTGTTGCCATTGACACTCCAGCCAAAGAGGTTAGAGTTGTTGAGGTAAAAGAAACTCGCTAGTTATTCCCTTTTCTAGCGACCCCCCACCAGGTTTATTCCCTTCTCTTGGTGGGGTTTTCTTTTTGCTAAAATGTTTGTAGGGCGTGGATCTGGCTAGAGTCCCGTATCAACCTGCGTGAGCCTGATGGCGTATCATTTAGCCTTATAATTTAAGTATTAGCACCCCCCTTGCCTATTAACAATGCACACTAGGGGGGTCACTTGTTTAAGAGTGTTATTTTTGCTTACTAAACTTAAGTTAGTAGTTGAGTGTCAGCACCGCTACGTCTGTTGAGTGTCAGCACCACAGGTATCCCTTATTCAATTATCTATAGGAGACTTCCATGTCTGATTTTATTAAAATCCAGCAAGAAGCCCGTAAGTCAGCATACGAGCAAGCTAAGGCTTTGCTTGACAATGCAGCATCTGAGAAGCGTGACCTTTCAGGTGAAGAAACTCAGACTTACGAGCGTATTATGGCTGACATTGACGAAAGAGCAAAGCTCATTGACTCAATCAAAGCAACCGCAGAACGTGAAGAGAGAGCAGCAGAAGCCGCTTCAGCTTTCGTTCCATCAAACGACACTCGTTCAACTGATGCAGATATCCTTCGTTCAATCGCTTTGGGCGAGCGTAGAGGACACGAATTCAGCAAGGCCGAGAAGCGTACTCTAGTTGGTTCAAGCAACACAGTTCCACAGTCTTTCTACGACCAGGTATTCCAGGTTGCAAGACTTGTTGGTCCAATGTTGACAACCTCACAGATCTTCAACACAACATCTGGTGAGAACCTAACTATCCCAACCCTAACTGCTCGTTCAACTGCTGCTATCGCTACTGCGACTGCTGCTATTGGTGAAAGCGACCCAACATTCAGCTCAATCACTCTTGGTGCATACAAGTATTCATTCCTTGTAGGCGTTGCTAACGAACTGATTGCTGATGCTGGATTTGACCTAACTTCTCTAATTGCAGAGCAAGCAGGTAACGAAATCGGTTACAGAGTAAACAACGCTCTAACTGTAGGTACTGGAACTGTTGAGCCAACTGGTTTGGCTAACGTTGCAGGTTCTGCGGTTCTGGGTGGAACTGGTGTGTCAGGTGCTTTCACTTACGACAACCTAGTTGACCTTGTTTACAGCCTAGATGGTTCTGCACGTCAGCTTCCAGGTGTTGGATTCCAGATGTCAGCAACTGCTTTGGCTAACGTTCGTAAGCTAAAGGATGGTGCAGGTAACTACATCTTCGTTCCAGGAACTGCTGGCCAGCCAGACCAGATCCTTGGATACAGCATTTACGAGAACCCTGCTGTTGCGGCTGTTGCTACTGGTGCTAAGTCTGTACTGTTCGGTCACCTACCTTCATACAAGGTTCGTATCGCTGGCGGTATTGACATTGCACAGTCTCCTGACTATGCGTTCAACCAGGATGTAACAACCTTCCGTGTAAAGATGCGTGTGGATGGTAACCTAACCCACGCTTCACACGTCAAGTACTTCAAGGGTGCAGCTAGCTAATCCCCTGAGTCAAACTGAAAGCCCCTCTGGTGTGCGTAGGCATCAGGGGGGTTTTCTTATGCTATTCTTGTAGCACCTACGAATAAAGGAAATTAAATGGGAAAATTGAAGGGCGTTGTATCTGTCCTATCCAACAGTCCGTATCTGCCAACTGGTTATGGTGTTCAAGCAGGTTATCTTGTTGATCGGTTGAAACGTAGTGGCGTGGATGTCGCTGCTCTGTCTAACTTTGGTTTAGAGGGAACTAATAGCACTCTAGAAACCCCGTATGGCGAGATACCGCATTATGCTCGTGGCTTTGAAGGCTACAGCAATGACGTTATCGCCATGCACCATGCACATCACACAGCTCAGGCCGCTAAAGGGTCTAAAACGGCTCTAAATGACGTGCTAGTGACCCTCTATGACGTTTGGGTATTCAAGGGCAAGGCGTTTGATAATGTCCGTCAAATCGCTTCTTGGACTCCACTAGACCACATCACTATTCCACCTGCTGTGTTGGCTTGGCTGCAAAGATCTAACGTGCTACCTATCGCTATGAGTCCGCATGGTGTCCGTCAGATGCAGGAAGCTGGCTTGGAGTGCGAGTATGTCCCTCACTCTGTAGACACTAAAGTTATAAAACCTACCGCTACCGCAAATGGAGTGGCTACCCGAAAGTTTATGGGTCTAGGTGAAGATGACTTTGTTGTTGGTATGAACGCAGCTAATAAGGCTGGTGGTTTGATTCACCGTAAAGCATTTGCCGAGAACCTTATGGCTTTCAGTATTTTCGCTAAGGACAAGCCTGATGCCAAACTGTATCTACACACAGACCCTTTCGGTGCTGCTGGTGGCTGGAATCTATTTACCTTATGTGAGTCGCTGAGCATCAACCCTGACCAAGTATTCTTCCCAGACATTGCTGACTACCGTTACGGCATCAGCCAAGAAGTTCTGGCTGGTTTCTATACTGCAATGGATGTAATGCTCACCCCTTCTTTCGGTGAAGGATTTGGTGTTCCAACTATAGAGGCCCAAGCCTGTGGGACAAGAGTGATCGGTTCTAACTGGGCGGCAACCCCAGACCTAGTATCTGAGGACTCTTGGCTAGTAGATGGTCAGCCAGCTTGGGATGCAGGTCAGAACGCTTGGTGGCAGACACCATCAATTCCGTCAATCGTAAACGCTTTGGAAGAAGCGTACAAGGTTCGTGGCACACGTTCACAGAAAAGCATAGACTTCGTAAAGCAGTTTGATGTGGAAACTGTGTGGGCTGAATACTGGATGCCTTTGTGGAAGAAACTTCTGGGATGATCCCCGTATTAGGTTTCCTAACCTTAAAGCGTTTTGATTTAGCGGACAGGCTACTGGCTAGTATTGACTATCCTGTGGAAGATCTAGTTATTGTAGACAACTCTGGCAAGCAGGAATACAACCCTGTCAAACCTGAATTGGTTAAGCGTATGTGGCTTATACGACTACCACACGGATTGGGTTATGGCGGTGGGCTAAACCTTATCGTCAAGTCCACTCCCTTTGCTCCGTACTGGGTTTTGCTGAATGATGACTCGGTGCTTGCTCCTGGTGCGTTGCAGAAGATTAGTGAAGAAGCAGACCCTGAGACAATCAACTTTCTGAGCATTATGCCTAAGTGGAGTGGGTTCGTGTTGGGTGAAAAGGTTGTAAGAGATGTGGGGCTGTTTGATGAACGTTTCCACCCGATCTATTTTGAAGATAACGACTACGAACGCAGGATAATCAACGCTGGGTTTGAAGCTAAGTTCATTCACGCTGCTTTAGGGCATGACAATAGCTCTACGCTTAGCTCAGGCTTTCACAGCCAAAATGACTTGACGTTTGGGCGTAACCATCTGCTATTTACACAGAAGGTTGCTGATGAGGACTTCTCAGAGGGCAACTGGTCATTACAAGTTAGACGGGATAACTCATGGGAGTAGTTTATACAGGCGGAACATTTGACCTGTTCCATTCAGGGCATGTAGCGTTCCTTAAATCTTGTAAGCGTATTGCAGGTAAGGATGGGCGTGTGGTTGTCAGCCTAAATACTGACGAGTTCATAGCTGCCTACAAGGGTAAGCCACCTATCATGTCTTTTGCCGAACGTAAAGCAGTTTTGATGGGTTGCAGGTATGTTGATTCGGTTGTAGCCAATGTGGGCAACGAAGATTCTAAACCAGCGATAGAAAACGTGATACCTGACTTTGTGGTTATCGGTGATGACTGGGCTAAGAAAGATTATTATGCTCAAATGCAGTTCACTCAGGCTTGGCTTGATGAACAGCAGATTCAACTAATCTATGTTCCTTATACTGCTGGGGTTAGTTCTACTGACATTAAAGCCCGTATAGTAAATGGGGTAAAATTGGTTAGTAAAGACAAGGAGTAAACATGCCTGTTGTCAATGGCTATGCAAGCCTAAACGACCTTAAATCCGCACTTCGTATCCAGGATGGCGTGGATGACACCCTGCTAGAACTGGCTTTAGAGTCTGCTTCTCGTATGGTAGATGAATACACTATGCGTAGCTTCTATAACGCTGGTACTGCAACTAGAGTGTTTGTGCCTTCTAACAACGATCTTGTACATATTGATGATGCTGTATCTATTTCTTCTATCGCTGTGTCTACTATGTTGAACAAGACTTTTGACCAGACCTGGAGTGAGGTTGACTATCAGACTGAGCCTTTGAATAATGTTGCTGATGGTCTAACTGGTTGGCCTATCACTCGTATTCGTGCTGTAGGAACTTATGAGTTCCCTGACGGCAATACTAGGTATCGCTATGAGGGTCGCTATGGTCAAGAGGACATTGCTACAGTTCAAGTTACTGGCGTGTGGGGTTGGTCTGCTGTCCCTACTGCTGTAAAGCAAGCAACCATCATTCAGGCAAGCCGCATCTTCAAACGTCTTGACTCACCTCTGGGTGTTATCTCTAGCCCAGACACAGGTTTCTTTAGAGTGTCTAACCGTATTGACCCTGATGTCGCTATGCTATTGAACTCTTACCGCAAGATGAGAAACCAAGGCTAATGGCTTCTCTCAGCGATCTTCGTGACGGTATAGCCGAGAATCTTTCTACGATTGCTGGGCTTAGAGTTTCTAGCTTTATGCCTGACAACCCTAACCCACCTATGGCTGTCGTAACTCCTCAAAGCATTGAATACCACAAGGCTTTCCACAATGGCTTCAACACTTACAGCTTTGTTGTGTCGGTCTTTGTGGGCAGAGTTTCAGATCGTATAGGTCAAGCAAACCTTGATGCCTATTGTGCTTCTACTGGGGCATCTAGTATAAAAAGTGCGATAGAATCAGATAGGACACTATCGGGTCGTTGTTTTGATTTGATAGTATCTGATATGAGAAACTACGGCTCAGTAATTATTGGCGATAACACATATCTAACAGCAGAGTTTGACTGTGCTGTTCAAGCAAATTAGGAGAACATAATGGCGGTTTACGCAGCAACTGACCACAAGATTACGCTCAACGGAACAAACCTTTCAAATGTTCTCCAGAGTGTAAGCCTTGACATCAGCTCAGATGAAATTGAAACAACAGCTTTCGGTGGCGGTTGGAGAACTCGTATCCAAGGCCTGAAGTCTGGATCTGTAACTCTAAACTTCTTCCAGGACTTCGGAGCATCTTCTGTTGATGCAACGATCACTCCACTATTCAACGCTGGCTCATACGCTACTGTTGTTGTAACACCTACAAGCTCAGCCGTGTCTGCAACTAACCCTGCTTGGACTGCTGTATGCTTGGTTTCACAGTACCAACCGTTCTCAGCTTCTGTTGGGGACATTGCAACACTTTCTGTTACATGGCCAACATCTGGTACTGTAACTCGTGCAACAGCATAATTAAACTAAGGAAAAAACATTGAAGATTAACCTACGCATTGAATTTGTTTCTGGTGAAGAAAAAGAAATTTCTTGTTCAGCGGCTGACATAGTTAAGTTTGAAACTAAATTTGACTTGTCAGTTGCTGTACTAGAAGCAAACGTGAAACTTACTCACCTATTGTTTTTAGCTTGGTCATCTGAAGTCCGCACTAAGTCCACCACCAAAGAGTTTGATGCGTGGATTGATGATGTGGCTTCTATTAAGGCGAGTGAAACAGACCCAAAATAGTCGGTCTGGGCGATAGTTCCGCACATTGGTATATCGCTTCTCTTGCAGTAGAAACAGGTATCAGCCCTAATCACCTTTTAGAGTGTGATGATCGCATGTTGTGGACTATGGGCAGGTATCTTGTATGGCGAGGTCAACAACAATCTAGGGGATAGAATATAAGAGATTGGTGGTGATTTATGTCTGTGTTAGTTACTAAAGGTAACAAGTCTGGGCTGTACGTCACCGATTATGCAGATTTGATTCGTGAGTTGAATCGCATCCAACCTACTCTTGTAACGCAGCTCCGTAAAGAGTACAGGCAGATTGCTAAGCCTGTCCAGACTGCTGTAAAGTCTGCTATCCCTTTGAACCCACCTACTAGCGGTGTTCACAAGAAGAAGAGACAGAATACTGTTTCTGGTTTTTATCCTCGCTCTATTCCTGGTCGTTTGTCTTGGGGTGCTAACTCTCAGAACAGGATGCGTGAAGCTAGATCTGTTGGTATTCAAACGTTCTCTGCTACTAGGGCGAAACGTAACATGAAGTACAACAAGATGTCTGCTGCTTCTATTGCTCGTTTGAAGGTTGATAGTGCGGCTACTGTTATGGCTGACTTGGCTGGTTCATCTCGTAAGTACATTGATAATAAGTCTGTTACTCGTGAGTACTCTTACAGCCGTTCTGCTACAGGTAAGAGAATCCACAGAATCAATGGTCAGGGTAGGGCTATGATTCAGGCTTTGAGTAGACGTACTTCTGGTAATGGTCGTTCTAGGTTTGTTTATCCTGCGGCTGATAAGGCTATTCCGTCAGTTCTACCTAAAATGAATTCTGCTTTGCAACGTGCGTACGATACTGTTAACCGAAGGATGCTTACCTAATGGCTGGTTCAATCTTTATTCCTTTAATTTCAGTTTTTGATGCTAAGGGTATCCGTGATGCTAAATCGGGTATGACTGCTCTTGCTGGGGTTGTAAAGAATCTTAAGGGTGCTGCTTTGGCGGCTGGTGCGGCTTTTGCTGCTGTGGGGGCGGCTAATTTTGTAAAGGATTCTGTTACAGCTGCTCGTGACCTTGATCGTAACATGGTTGGTTTGGGTAACGTTTTTGAGGGTGTAAGTCCTCAGATGCAACAGTTCGCTAAGGATGCTTCGGCTATTGGTTTGAGCCAGATTGAAGCTTCTAGGGCTTCTACTTTCTTGGGATCTGTTTTGAAGCAGTCTGGCTTTGAGATGGGTACTGTTGCGGTTGAAACTAAGAACCTTGTTGGTTTGGCTTCTGACTTGGCTGCTACTTATGGTTATGACGTTTCTGAAGCGTTGACTGGTATGACTGCTTTGTTCCGTGGTGAGTATGACCCGATTGAGAAGTTCGGTGTTGCTATGAAGCAGTCCGAAGTTAATGCTTTGTTGGCGGCTCGTGGACAGAAGAACCTTACTGGTGCTACTTTACGTCAGGCTACCGCTCAGGCTCGTCTGGACATTCTGTATAACCGTTCTGTAGATGCTCAGGCTTCTTATGCGGAACAGTCTGACAGTTTGTTTGTTGCCCAGAAGAACCTTGCAGCTAGTTTTGAGAACATTAAAGCATCTTTGGGTGCTTCTTTGACTGCTCCTTTAGCGAATCTACTTCAGGTTATGCAACCTATTGTGGACACTATTGGTACTAAGATGACACCTTACTTTGATGTTCTCGTCAAGGTGATCACTATGCTTACTCCTGTTATTGATGCTATGGCTCAGCAGTTCTTCGCTGTGGTAGAAGCGGTTACTCCTATTGTTGATGTTCTTTTCATGTTGATTGAGCCTTTGATGATTCCTTTGGCTGGAGTTTTCAAGTTGATTGCTTCGGTAGTGAAAATGCTAGTCCCTTGGATTAGTTTCTTGGCAAACCTTTTGGGTGCTATCCTTGCCCCTGTTGTTTGGGTAATCACTATGGCTTTAAGAATACTTACTGAGGGTCTACAGCTTCTATTTGATAGCTTGGCCGCTATTCCAGGTCTTGGTGATGTCTTTAAAGGTCCTAGTGCTGGACTGAGAGCCTTTAGTCAGAGAGTTCTTGATAGCACAGATAAAACAAATGGTTTGAATGGTGCTACTAATGAGATGACAGCAATTCTGTCTAAGAAGCTTCCTTTAAATAACATTGACGGTCTCGGTAAGTCTGCTGAAAATGCTGGTAAAAAGATTAAAGGTACTAGCCAATACCTAGAGGATCTTTTGAAGATGGCTCAGGGTATCCAGTCATCTATTATGAGTACCTTTGATGTGAACAATGTTATGGGTGATGTTAGTGATGGAATTGTTGAGAGCGTAACTTTTGTTAACGGTAAGTTCAAGACTGTTGTTGATGGTGTTTCTGAAACTTCTAGGAACATTGTTACTGGTTTCCAAGATAACTTAACAAAGATTAAAGGTTTCTATCGTAACTTGAAACTTCTTATCAAAGCTGGTTTAGATCCAACTTTGATAAAGCAAATTACTGATGCTGGCCCTATTGCTGGTGCGGCTACTGCTGAAGCGATTTTAGCTTCAGGTAAAGAAGGCATTGCTGCTTTGAGTCAAACTTCTAGGGACATTCGTAGAATTTCTGGTGACATTGGTGTTACTGTCGGTAAGTATTTCTTGGACAGCAACCCAGATGTTGGCAACGGTATGATTGACCCTATTATTGCGGCATTGAAAAGTTTGGAAGGGGCTGCTGCTGCGGCTGGGGCTAGTGCTGGTAAAGCATTTGGTGATGGATTTGAAGATGGTCTAGCGGCTATTAGCATTGGTGATTCCCGTAATGCTCCTGGGTCTAACAAGCAAAAGAAACCTAAGCCGAAGCCTGTACCGCTTTATTCCAACATGTCTAGCATTTTTATACCAAAGGTTGGCAGGGGATTAGTGCCTTCGTTAAAGCAGGATAAAAATGGCATGTATATCCTTACCCCTAAGCAAATTAAAAATCCTTACGATCAAAAAACACAGGGTAAGCTTTGGGCTTCTTTCCAGAACACTAAAAACAATGTTGCTCCTCAATACAACATTACTGTTAATGTTCCTTATGGTGCTACTGATGCTGAAATTGGTAGAGCTTTGATTAAGAAGATTCAGTCTTACGAAAAGACTAACGGCAAGACTTGGAGAGGTTAGTCAATGGCTACTGGCGATAAAAGAGTTTTTATTGGCCTAAATGACGGTAGTGAGATTTGGAACATTACAAGCTATGTCATAAACACTACAGTCACTTTAGGTAAGAACCAGATCTTGGACACATTCCAACCTGGTACGGCAACTTTTTATTTAAAGAACTTTAATCGTGAGTTTGATCCGACTAACACAAGTTCTGCTTTTTATGGTGCTGTGTTGCCTAGAGCTACTTGGGTTTACATTGAAATAGAGGGCATGAACACTCTTTTTGATGGTTGGGTTGATGACTGGTCTTTTGAATATGACATAAATGGTGAGTCTACGGCTGTTCTTGTTGCCAGCGAACGTACAGGACTTTTTGCGAGACAGTACATTCTTGCTTCTAGTTTTCCTGCGGAATTGAGTGGGGCTAGAGTTGAGAGAGTTCTTGAGGATGCTGGTGTTGCTTACACTAACCCTTACAACGTTAATCCTTGGATCTTGGATGGTGGAACTAAGATGCTTGATGCAGATACTACTTGTAGAGGTAGAAATGCTTTAGAGTATTTGAACTCTATTGTTGATTCTGAGCAGGGTGCTTTCTATACTGACCAGGCTGGTAGCTTGATTTTCAAGGATGCTGCTAATAGTGTTACGAGTGCGGCTACTGCGGTTACTCAGTTCTTTACTGATGACGGTACTTCTGGTGCTTACCCTTACACCGACATTGATCTTAGCTATAGTACTGACTTGCTTTATAACAGAGTTTCTGTGACTTCTAATGATGAGACTAGAACTGTTACGGCTACCGATTCAAACTCTATTACTCTTTACCAGACCAGCCAGTTGGATGTTTCAGCAATTCTTTACAACGATTCAACTACTATGGGCTATCTGGCAAACTACATAGTTTCTAAATACAATGAGCCACAGTATCGTGTAAATAACTTGACTGTTTCTTTCACTAACCTAGATAACACAAGAAAGAATAATCTTTTAGATCTGCTGGGCTTGAACAGTTATTGTAAAGTCAAGTTCACCCCTAATGGTACAGGTACGGCTATTGAACGTTTCTGTAAGGTCATTGGTATTGAACATGCCATTGACATTGACAACCATAACGTGACTTTTACTTTTGAGAGTATTATGAGTCCTAGCATTGTTTTAGATGACGTTGAGTTTGGTAAACTAGACTCGTATTCGCTGGGTTTTTAAGGAGAAATAGATGGCTGGAACTAAAGTTTGGACTGCTGGGGAAGTCCTTAGTGCTGCTGATTTGAATGGTAATTTCAATAAGTTGCCTTATGCGGCTGCGGCTGGTACTGCTACTGCTACTACAGGTTCTTTGGCAATCAACACTCAAACTACTGTGAACGTTACTTTTCCTGCGAGCCGTTTTGCGGTTGCACCTATTGTTTCTGCTTGGACTGGTAGTGCTAGGTATGTTGCTGTAGCGACAACTATTGCAGCTGGTTCTGCGACTATTACTGTCCGTAACGTTTCTGATGCGACTGGTACTGATGTGACTGTGTACTATAACGCTGTACAGATGACTGCTGGAACGGCTGCTGGCTAATGTCTGAGGTCAAGAGACCTAAC